AAACTCAACATGGCCATGATCGATGATGTGGCTAGAACCATTCATGAATTCATGAAAGAGTACAAAGAAATGGCAGAGCGTCCCAAAGTCTTATTTGTCATAGACTCATTGGGTATGTTGCTTACCCCTACTGACATTAACCAGTTCCAGGCTGGTGACATGAAAGGAGACATGGGCCGTAAACCTAAAGCACTCACAAGTCTTGTTCGCAACTGTGTGAACATGTTTGGCAGTTACAATGTGGGCATGGTATGTACAAACCACACCTATGCATCACAAGACATGTTTGATCCGGATGACAAGATCTCGGGCGGACAAGGCTTTGTGTATGCAAGTTCTATCGTTGTTGCCATGAAAAAACTCAAACTCAAAGAGGATGAGGATGGCAATAAAATAAGCGAGGTAATGGGCATTCGTGCATCATGCAAGATCATGAAGACTCGTTACAGCAAGCCTTTTGAAACTGTGCAAATTAAAATTCCATATGAAACTGGTATGAATCCTTATAGCGGCATGGTGGACATGTGCGAGAAGGCAGGCTTGTTGAAACAGGAAGGCAACAGACTCAAGTGGATTGATCCAGAGACAGGTGAGGAATTCAAATTCTATCGAAAAGAATGGAAAGATGATAAATTAGATATGATAATGAATAAATTTCATATCAAAACTTTGACAACAACTACCATTCCTGAGGAGATAGAAGATAATGTTGAATGAACAACAAGTCGGTGACATCTGGGTGTTCTTTACCGAATTTATTGAAAAGAAACAGTTAGAAACTGCGGCAGAGAGATATGTTGATCTACTTGCTGACTTTGGCACAACAGACAGAGTCATGCAAGGTGCGATTGGCATCGATCCGGTACTAGATCAAGCAATCGAATACTACATGGATGAAGAATCTGACGAAGACGACGTTGACGAATTGGAGTTTTAATGGGCTGGTATTCTAGTGTAGCTAAAGACATTTCTAATATACCCGATGCGGCAGAATATTTTGAAACTGAATTACTGGTGGCAAAATCTGAATGTCGTGTTAGTGGCAATATCGAACGTGCCGCGGCCGCAATGCCCGGTGTGGTTGAACAGAGATTCAGTCAACTACAGGAAATTGAAGCTATATTAGAATATCTCAACATTGAATTACGAAGATTGAAAAGCAGTCACTTTCGCAAATATCTCGAAAACTATCAACGTGCTCTCAGCAGTAGAGATTGTGAACGCTATGTTGAGGGTGAGTCGGATGTTGTTGACTTTGAAAAAATCATCAACGAATTTGCCTTGCTACGCAACAAGTGGTTGAGCATAACCAAGGCACTGGATCAAAAACAATGGATGATTACCAACATTGTTAAATTGCGTGTTGCAGGCATGGAAGATTCCAGTCTCTAATCAATTCTCCCAAAATCATCACCATAGGCCTTAAATAATACTGAGGCCTATTTTTTTCTAACCGGTTGACCTTTGAAAATAGTAAGCGTATACTTAAACATATGAACGTAGATCAGTTATTATATAAAATTATCAAAGAAGAGGAAGTGTACACTCGGGCCAATCTTAACAAGAAAGATTTTAGTACATTAACGAGTCTATATGACACTATTACTGGTAATTTTTATATTACTGAGAATCAGGCTAGACTGATTTTAAAAATTCTAAAAGAGAATCAGAAAAAATTAAGCAATTTTTCTTTGGAGATAGAGGAAGCTGTAACTACACCCGTGTGGTTAAAATTGTTCAGACCTGTAGAATCCGTAAAGAAACTTTTTATTGAAAACAATGGCACAGACGACCCGTGTTTGGTGATTGAAGTGACCTACAATTCGCAGATTAGAAAATTATTAAATGCCAAAATGTCAGTGCTGGAAGAGTTTGCCCAAGCTGAAGGGTTTAAAACATTCAAGGTGGCATTGACAGAAAAAAATATCATTACCTTGTACGAGATGTTAGAACCGTTGCAGTTTGAGATCGATTTAACCATCACAAACTATTATACCACCATAAAATCTTGGTCAAGGTCCGAAGCTGAAAATCAGTTCTTCATAGACAACATAGCCAGTAAGACCTTTCATAAACATCTTGCACAAGACATAGATACTGATATTTTTAGCAATCCACTGATCCTAGTAGACCGTAGTATGCGATATAGGTTCACAACAAATATGTCTAAAAATCACGGTGAAAACCTAACTGAACACATAGCCAATAGATCTAAAACACGAGTATGGATTGACAAGAATCAGCACTCGTTGTCTGATATTGTTACCAGTCTAAAACAACTGCATAGACTACCATTGTTGTTGGTTTTTGAAATACAAGACACAGTAAAGTTCCAAGAGCATTTGAACATACTGTCTTGTGCTTTAGAAAAGAATGAAATTATTGACAATATCGGCATTTATTTTAGGTTGGCAAATACCGAAGACGGTAAAAAATTCAACCAAGACATTGCGATCAAGCAGTATAATAAAATGCTGGATCATGCCACCCAAGTGGCTGTTGTACAGAGTGGAAAACTGCCAAAGTTTTTCTTAAAAAGTTCCTGGACACCAATGAGCATTATCAATATAGACCCGCGCCTGGGCAGTAGACACGGCAAAACTGCTGTTTATTCAAACTGCTGTGATCTTATCATAGACTACGCATCCGAACAGCCAATGGAAGAAAGTTCAAAGGCCGGCGCATGGCGGTGAAATTAATAATCAAAGACGAGGTGAATATCAAGTTTGAAAACTTGAGTCTTGATGCACGGAAAAAATTAGCCAACGCATTCAAGTATGAGGATCCCACTGCGAGATATCGTCCAGCATACAAATTAGGTCGATGGGATGGCAAAGTCAGCATGTTTGGTCTTGGCGGAAATGGCTATCTCAGTCAACTGGAGCGATGCCTAAGCATACTTGGCGACATGGACATCAGCATCGACGAACTGGATGATTTGCGTACTACCAAACAAATAACATTTGAGCCCATCAATGAAAATTACTGGGCAGAACAAGGTAAAGTGTGGCCCGAAGGACATAGATATGTTGGCCAACCTATTGTGCTTAGAGCGGATCAAGTTGAAGTGGTCAACAGATTTTTCACCAACACACAAAGTTTACAGGAAGTGGCAACTGGCGCTGGCAAAACTATTATGACAGCAACCATGTCGCATTGTTGTGAAAAATTTGGGCGCACAATCGTTATTGTACCCAACAAAGACCTTGTTACTCAAACAGAAGAGGATTTCGTTAACGTGGGATTGGATGTGGGGGTGTACTATGGCGACCGTAAAGATTTGGGACGTACTCACACTATCTGTACTTGGCAAAGTCTTAATATTTTAGATAAAAAATCCAAGAACTGGGATGCTGATATTGCTGTCACCCTGGCAGAATTTCTTGACGGTGTCAAAACTGTGATTGTTGACGAAGTGCATATGGCCAAAGCGGAAGTACTGAAAAATCTACTTACACAAAACTTATGCAACGCTCCCATACGTTGGGGTTTGACCGGAACTGTGCCTAAAGATGCATTTGAATCGGAACCCATATTTGCCAGCATCGGCCCAGTAATTGGCGGCATCAAAGCACATGAGTTACAAGAGATGGGAATATTAAGTAATTTACATGTGAATGTGTTACAATTAATAGACATACCAGAATTCAAAACATACCAAGAAGAATTAAAATATCTTGTTACTAACAAAGACAGAATGACATATTTTAGCAAATTAATTAAAGGCTTATCGGAATCAGGCAACACACTTATCCTAGTCAATAGGATTGATACAGGCAAATTACTAACAGAGATGATAGACGGTGCAGTGTTTATTTCAGGTGAAGTCAAGGGAACAAAAAGAAAAGAGGAGTACAAAGAACATGCAACAATGGATAATAAAGTTACGGTCGCGACCTATGGTGTCGCGGCTGTTGGTATCAATATACCTCGTATCTTTAACTTGGTTCTTTTGGAGCCTGGCAAATCGTTTGTCAGAGTTATTCAAAGTATAGGACGTGGTATCCGTAAGGCAGAAGACAAAGACTTTGTACAAATCTGGGACATAACTTCAACTTGTAAATTTGCAAAACGTCATCTCACAACAAGGAAGAAATTTTACAAGGACGCCAAGTATCCATTTACTTTAGAGAAAGTGGACTGGCAAAAATAAGGAATCATGCAGATACTAACATTAGACAATCAAACGTTCTCACTGAACAATTTACCAGAGGAAGTGGACGAAAATACCAGATTCGCGGTGCTGGATAACAGCAATCCCAACGAGCCAGATTTTTTCTTCATGCCGTTGATATTCCTAGAATCATTCAACGCACCTGCTATGGTATTAAATATCGGGGGTAACGAAATTGCAATGCCCATTGACTGGAGCATAGCAGTTGGTGATAGTTCTAGTGGCTGTGACATTGAAATTTTGCCGTTAACCAGCTTGAACGATAGAGGATTTGAAGCACTGTGTTTTAACCCTCTCAGTAGTTTTAGAGTAGAATTTAAAAAAATAGAAATTGTAAATTTTTACAATGACGTCAAATGGTATTTTCCAAAGATGAAAAACAGCCAGCTATTGGCCACTCCGATTAGACAAGGAGACAAGCCAGACTGTGTGTATTTTGTAAAAGAAATATCAAGACAGAATGAAATTATTCAATTGGATAAAATATTATGACACTGAAAGTTGCTTATTTTCAACCTACAATTTTAGCAATCGACGATATACCGGCAGTGGAATTTAGTCGTATGTTGAGTCTGGTCAACGACATGCACTCTAGACCGGAACACGATGATTCAACACATCCAGGACTGAGTATTCGCGGAGGCCAACAGATCCACGTTTATCCCAACCCCATTGGTATCGATGTGTTGTGGTTGGTATATTATCTGGAAACATTGTGCAAAGGATATATGGATATCATTACACAACAATCTGGCAAGGAAGAATTAAAATACTGCAAGCCATTGATTACAAGCATCTGGACCATACGTCAGAAAGAAGGAGACTACCAAGAGATGCACAGTCATCCAGACGGACATCTTAGCGGAAATATCTATATCACAGCTCCCGATATCGATGGCGATATTGCCAATTCGTCAGACGGTCAAATACTATTCCAACTGCCACAAAATAAAGACATTAGAAAATTTGTCATGCAAGATGTATGGAAATACAAGCCTATTCCCGGCACTGTGATAGTATTCCCCAGCCATGTTCCACACACTGTTTATCCTTGGAAAGGCCCAGGTTACAGAACAGTTATGGCATTCGATGCCAAGTTGGTGCCATTGGATTTTGAACCGAAACAATAATTATGAAAATGATACCAATTGGTATACAGATATACCAAAGCACTATATCCGATGAACTTTACAAGTTCTTGTTGGATCAGTACGAAAATCATTTGGAATCATACAACCAATTATATCAAAATGAAAATTATTTTGGCGGTAGAGATTTTGAATTTTTAAAGCCAGCACACAAGCAATTTGTAGAAAATCAACTGTCGAAACATGTGATTGAATATATAGGAAAAAACAATCTAAGATTACTTAATCAGTGGATCAACATTCAAGCACATGACGGATTCCAACCTGTACATAACCATACTGGCATCATTAGTTATGTGATTTATCTTAAAATTCCCGAGTACCTACAAAACTATGAAGGCAAGCGTAGACAGTGTATCGACTATGTGGAAGGTGCTATACAATTTAATTATGGACATGCAAACAGCCTATTTCCGCCACAAGCACTGGTATATCCAGAAGAACGTATGCTATTGATGTTCCCATCTGAAATCACGCACTATGTGTATCCTTTTAGGGACCGCGACAGTTTACGCATATCTATCAGCGGTAATTTTGTAAAGGAAAATTGGAATGGGCAATCTTAAACCAGGTGCAAAATACATATACGAGAGGACAGATGGTGTGACGTATGCCAGAGAATTTGGTGCCGATCCTATCACTAGACAAGCTATAGGTTGGAAATATGACCCTACGGATCCAAATTTTGATCCTAGAACTCGCACTGGTAAACCGTTATACGAACAGATACAGGAAAGTAAGATGTGGGGTGAAATTCATCGCATGGCTGAAACCAATCCCACTTTACAAAAAGCTCTTGATCGTGTTATAATGATATACAAACTGAGCAAAGACAAACTATGAGTGATAAAATTGAACTTAAGGAAAAGTTAGCATTCGTCGATATGAATGTGAGACAGGCATGGGATGAAATGACACCCGAACAACAGAAAAGCCTTAAGAGCGAGTTCTTTATTTTAAATAGATATGTGAGCAGTGCTAAAACTCCAAAGCGCGAAGTACAGGAACATTTTGTATTAACTGTGAATGAGTACTTTAACAAGCATTGGAACAGTTTACAAAAACATCCCAAGTTATTATGGTTGTTGTTGTGCATGTGCAGTTATAACGGAGAAACTGTGTTCTTCCATGAATGGATCGGTAAAAAGAAAACAACCGGTGGCAAGCGAATAAAATTATTAGAAGAATTAATGCCCCATTTGAAACACGACGAGTTGGCAGTAT